GCTAAATGTTCCAGATGTTCCGTTGCTCCCTGTTATTGTTGCCGATATACTTCTTGATCCTACGCTAAGATTAACGTTTGATGCATTAATTACTTGCATAGTAACAGATTGAAACCTTGAAATAGTAGGATTTCGCATTGTAAAAGTAGTTAGAGCTAAGTTAATAGCACTATTTACTCCTCTTATTCCAAACCCTTTTGTGAATTGACTCCCATCTTTAGTGTAAGGGTCAACCCCAGGGAGGGGGACTTGAGTTGTGGTTGGTGCTACACCAGTCCCTAATCCATTGAGAGAAGGAGATCCTAGAAGGGTTCCCCTATCAAACCCAACAATAACATTACCTTCAATTGTTTTTTCTTCTGCCGTAAACACAAAACAAACATCCTCATCAAAAGCAGGATTTGCAGTGGTACTAATCTCTGGATTAGTATAGTCGTTTTTAATATTTATAAACCTAGGCGGATTCAAGTTGTCTGTAAAAAAAAGTAAATCACCAACTAAATTTATTCCAGTGACTAAAAAGGCAGGATTAAAATTTAAAGTTGTATTGACACCAGTCCCATCATCTAAACTAGTAATGTGGTAAACCACCTGTGATGTTCTTGTATTAAAAGAAACTATCATGTCGCACTTGCCGGTATCCCCTAGCGTAAAGGAAGGGTCATGAACAAACCAATATAAAGTCTCATTAGCGCTATCTTGAAAAGCACCTATGGTTCGAGCGGCAGAACTTAAAGCTGTTTCTGCTTGTGTATCCAAGTCTGTAACGTAAAGTGATGTTAATTGTGTGTTTCCTTTTGCATTTTCAACAGAGCCTACTTCAGAATCCTCAGTTGAACCTAACCTTACGTTTAACGCGTCTACGTATTCCCCGTTAGGTATAAGCCTTTCATCAAGGCTTTTATTCATACGCCCTTTAACAAAATTTCTTTGCGTTCTAGCCATGTTATTTTATCCACTTATTTTCACCTCTCATGTTCATCAATAATCGTCCTGGATGAATATTGCTTAATCTTATTTTTGCGTTTCGCAATAAGGCGGTTTTGTCTTTTCGTGCTCTGTTAATAATATACTCCTGCACGCCAAACTTACTGTTTAATACTGCATATTTAATATATGCGTAAATATAATCTTCAAATAGTTTGTTTAGAGTTATAAGTGAATTGTCACCACCTTCCATGCCATCAGAAATATACTCTAATACACACTGCTCATTAGCCATGGTAGAGTCAAAATTAATGACCCCTGCCTTCTTGTCTATAGTAAAAGTTGGGTTCATGTTAGCAGTCTCAGTATTAAGCCCGTAGCGAGCTCCTATGAACGTGTCGTAATAATCTTCGTTAAAAGGTGGATTGTTATCTTGATCTAAGTTTGCTTGATTTAAGTAAATACTATTTAAAGAACCATCCTGTCTAGATGTGTCTAGCGTTGAGGGCTGTGTGTTTACATTGTCTGCACCATCATAAGTGAATGAAGCAGTCGCCGTTTGCACGTATGACAAAGCTGATTGAACCTGTATGTTTTCAAGTAAAGGTCGAATAGTATTATTTTTAAATAAAGATATTCTAACCCAATTAACATAATCAGAAGGCAACACAAATCTTAAATCTGAATACACCGTCAGCTGTAGTGATTTTATCTCTTTAAATGCATCGTAGTTTAACTCTTGTATTCCCCGCTTAGCATGAAACAAAACCTTATACCTTTCTTCATTATTTACCAACGAATGATTTCCATCATACATTAACAAAAAATTATTGACTATATCTGTTAAGCTCACGTACTGGTACGAACCCCAATTTAAATCTGTTGGATTCGCCGCATCGTTAGTGTAATACTTTTTTTGGTCTATGTATGCCATAATTATTGTTCTTTATTTTGCATCTGCTCTTCTACCTGTCCAAATTTAAACACATCGCCTTCTCTTATCTGAATACCTGCGTACTGTAAAATTTTTGACACTAAGTCATTTCCATCGTCTAGAGGTAATTCAAAGTCCTGATAATCTGCTTGGCTTTGATTAAAAATTGGGTCACCATTAGAAATTGTAGTAAATGTCCAATTAGGATCTTTAGGGTATCTTATATACTGACACTTAATATCAGTTGCTCCATTAAAAGAAACAGGGTAAATAGTAACCTTTTCTGCTTCTTGAGTATAAGCCGGATAAATCACTGAAGGAGCAGTAAGCATCGAATTGTTTAATAGTGTTATTTTACTATTAGACACTGGTTCCGCAATACCTTTAAACACCGTTAGACTAGAACATCTTATCTCATTGATAAGATAATAATCAGAACCTGTTGTTGCTGCTGATGGCAAAAAATAACTGTTTGCCGCACTTTGAGTTAAATCTTGTGTAACTGAAAAATAATCAATTACTTCTTCGTATCCTTTTTTTAAATCTGCATATCCTGTGCCAGATAGTCTAGCATTTTCTTCATTAATCTGTTGATTGTATTGAAAAAAATACTCGTCAAATAAATCTAATTGGGCTTGTTTAGCAAACAAGTTAAAATCATTGGGAGATAAATACCCGTAATTATTCTTGTTAATAATCGCTAAAACTGTATTACGTACAGAATTTATCATTGTTATTCTTTTACACAAAGATAAGCAAAAAAAAAAGAGGTCAATTTTTGTTGACCCCTCTTTGAATTATTGGATTAATAACAATTATTTATTACACTTTTTGAAATCTTAAGATAAAAAAGTTCTGTCCCGCTAGTACGCCATTGTTATCGTTTCCAGCTGTTACTTCTTTATTTAAAACCCCTGGGAAATTAAAAGATACATTAGACCACGCGGTCTGCAAAGATGCAACTACTGCATTTTGTACACCATTTCTCATGTCCTCATTACTTCCGGTTGCAGCTGTAAATGCATAGGTCAATAACATCTGTGTTGCAGACTTATCGCCGTAAGTTATTTTAAGCTCTGAATTCAGATTATTTGTAGATGTATTTTCAATAAATCCTAAATCTGCTGATCTCATCATTTTGTCATGATTGTCAGATACCTTTCTGTAAACCATGTATACATCACCTCCGACAAAAATATCAGCGTCTACAGTTAAAGTAGTCCCCGTTACCTTAGTAACCAATGCGGTTGACCCGCCTGTTATATCATAAGCTGAATCGCCTACTTTAACACCAGCCGTAACGAAATTGACTGTTGAGTCAATTAGCTGATATGTGCCCGTACCATCTGCAGTTCCGCTTTGTTTAACTGTATTTTCAGGCATATAAATAAAGTATGCCGTTGCATCTGGAACTCCGCCCCCTCTACTAGCCGTGGCTCCTATAGCTAGTAAGGTTAACTGTGTGTCAGAATCAACTGAAACAACTGTATACATTTCTCCTCCAGTACCAGCATTTGTTGCTCTATCCCATACAATTGCATTAGGTAAAACACTTTGGGTAAAAGTTCCACTAGAATCTGTTAATGTCAATCCTGCTGCTCCATTAGCAGTTGACGTTCCTGTTTTAACAACATTAAGTTGTTTAAAGTTTATAAATTTTTCCATTGTTGACATCATTTTAAGAGTATACTATTGTACTCAAGGGGTTAGACACTATTCCAGTTTTTTGAGCAACTGTTGCTCCTTTTGGAAGATAATCCGAAGTCACGGATGTCCATCCTGATTCCAATGCACTGGTTACTGCATTTTGAACTGATACCTCTAAAATAGGCGATGCATACGCAGTTGGCCATGTAAGAGTTACTATCTTACCATCTAAGTAAGTTATTGCAACAGCCGTAGTTGTTGTTTGACCAATAGTTACAATATTTGAACTAGATACCAATTGATCCTGATTTAATGTTCCTCCAGCGTCTAACACCGGAATGCTTAAAAATTTTTCCATAATAATAATAATTTATGAGTTAATAATAATGTTACGCTATGTCTATATTAGATACTGCAAATGCAGGTTCAATATCCATACTCACATTTGTCCATGAAGTACTAAGAGCAGTTGTCATTTCTGACTGCAAAAAGTTTCTAAATATAGTTGAGTTTGCTGGCACTGCAGCATGCGTAAATTCTATAGTCTTTGAAGAACCATAAAAAATAGTTGTCGTTGTTGTTGGGTTAGCACCCGGACCTGCCGCGTTTCCAACCTCAATTAACTTTACATTTGTTACAGGAACCAATTGGCTTCCTTCATTTGTAACCGGTACACTTAGGTATTTATTCATAATAATAATAATTTATGAGTTAATAAAAGTTAAAGATACAATAAAAAAACCAGCGATTTCTCACTGGCTTTGTCTCTACATGTTCTTTGCCAAACCTGATAAATGCTTTAGAGCATCTATGCCATCATCCGTTTGAAAATAAGAGGCTATTATGTAAATAGCATCTTCACCATAAGGTATGTTTAGCATTTTCTTTTTATTTGAAGGTGTGTTATAAAACACTTCTTTATTTTGATTTCTATATTGTATTATTCCTTTATCCAAAAATAATTGAATAGATGCGTTTAATTTTAACGCTGGGTCTTTTAATAATAATAAAAAATCTTTAGGTTGGTTTTTTGCAAACACTAATATATCTCTACGCAGTTCTGCTGTTGATATAGTAGTAATATCATTCTGAAACAATACTCTACCTACATTTTCTACTTCGTCTACCGATAGTTGACGTGCTTCGATTAAAGCATCAACCTCATCGTTAAGCTCTTGAACAATTTGTGCTGCATCTTTTGCCTTATCAACTTCAACATATACCCTTCCGTTACCTGGGTGATACGATAAAAATTTTTGTAATACTTGATTTTCTTTACGCACAGTTAAAAAGCCGTTTTCAAATACTATAGGCTCTAATATTGCATTATTATCTTGCTCCTCCTGAAAGGGAGAGTTCTGATTTCTTGCATATCGTAAAGCTTTGTTTGTTCCTGTCTCTTCATCAAACCACAAAAGAGGAAATCGTTGGGTATGTCTTGATGCTAGGATTAAGGATAATGGCGCAGTGTCGCGCGTGAGTTTGTAGATTTTATCTACGTATTTACTAGTAGTTTTCATTTGATTAGATTTAAATTTTATATAAAAAAAAGGGGGTTTTTACGCCCCCTTAAAGTAGTGTATTACTCTTGGAAGATAAAGAAGTTGTTAGCACCTAAAGTACAAACAGCTCTTTCTGACAAGAAGTTTACTTGCATGTTATCAACATCACTTGTCATTGCACCACCAGCTGAACCAGTAATCCAAGTCTTGTAACGTCTGTCTTCTGTTTCAGAAGCTCTATATCTAACATGTAAGAAAGGTCTCTTAGCGTTTTTACCAAGTACTTGGTCATAAACACTAGTTGATCCAGCGGGTACAAGTAGTCCGTTTACACGTCCTGATCCTGCTCCTGTTGGAAGCCCACCTCTCATAGTTGGGTCATTTAAGTATTTCCAGTCAGTCTTATAGAAGTCATAACCTCTACGGAATCCTGAGAAACCTAAGTTTAACGCCATCTCTTCGTCATTGTCAAAAAGACCATATGAAGTACCACCTGCTCCGTAAGAGTTTTGTGCAGCTAACATATCATCGATATCAAAAGCAAATTGTCTGTCAACGAATAATACGTTTTCTTCAATTGCTCCTTGCTTGTCTAGACGACTAATTACATTGTCAAAGTCAGCTAATACTGTTGGGTTTCCACCGTCCCAGATATTACCTCTTTGTTGTACACTGTAAAAAATACCATCTGATCCAGCTCCTGTTTCTCCAGCTCCAGCATTTGTTCCACCTAAGATGGTATCTGCTCCTGAACCTTGTTCTGCAGGTACAGCTTCAATCATTGCTGTTTCTAAGAAATCATCAAAACGTAGTCTTGTTTCATGCTCTGATTTTAGATACCACAGGTATCCAGTTCCGCCGTCTTCAGTTGTAATTTCAATCCATCCAATTTGAGCCATATCAGATCCAGAAACATTGTAAGTATCTTTGATAATAATAGGCTTGTTATCAAATATGAAATCATTTGATTCAAGAGAACCTTGCATTCCTGCTGTTCCTTTTCTAAATTCTGATCCGTAAATAAATACAGTAACATCAGCATTTGTTACTAATGTTCCTCCAGTAAATCCAGCAGCTTCATAGAAGTCAGCTGTAAATCGACCTCGTGCACCAGCAGCATTGTCAACAGCGCTTACAACTGCTTTGTTAGATCCAGATCCGTCATTTTTTACAATAACTAATGTCTGACCAACACGAATAACTTGTTGAGAAGCCGCTGGGTCTAACACATCATTTACTTGAAATATAACTTGGTTAGCTGCAGCTGATACTGCACAACCTACTTGAGTGTATTTAGTATGTAATCTACCTTGCTCAGCCCATTTGATAAGGTCAGAGTTAGTAGGCATCTCAGCACCTACCATACGTAGGAATGAAGAGATTGTTCTGTTACCATAACGCTCGAATTCTTTTTCGTAAGTGTCTGGTAAATATTGATTTAACCAATTGAAATCTGCATTGGTTAGATAGTTTTGTGCTGTAGGAGTTCTTTCTGAACTCGGCGTTAGCGCAAAAGTTGGTGTGGAATTAACTTGTCCTGCCATGATAATAAATTTTAATTAATATTAAGTTCTTTTTACACTTTTAATTCTCAGCCCATTACTTGAAGGGGTTGAGATTGATTTAACTTGGAATCCTGATTTAGCAACCGACTCAGGTGTATTGCGCTCCGTCATATTTATATTTTTGGTTTTACGCATTACATCTTCTGTGGCACTAGACTTACCTTGCTCATAAAAAAACTGAGCAAACTTTTCTGGATTCATTGCTATAGCTAAAGATCTGTGGTATCCTTCTGGATCATTTAAAAGTCCTTTGTCGTCAATAAACTTATTTACAAAATTCATTGGCGTCTCTTGAGCTTTCTTTAATTCAGAAGCACTCCCAGGAGTAAAGAATATATCGCTTTGATCTAAATTGAATTTAAAACCTTTAAATTCTGATCCAAATACTTCATCACTTTTTTTGATAAACCATTCTCTTTTTCGATTAGCCTCTTCCTGTTGACTTTGAGCCGTATTCACATATTGCTTATAAGCTTGGTATTCTTCAGAATCTCCGAACGAGTTTTCCCTTGACTCAAGGGGCAACTTGTATTGTTCTTGCTGTTCCTTAAAGAATCTTTTTGCTTTAGCAATAACTTTTTTCTTTGCTAATTTAGTCTTCTTAATTACCGAATCATCATCTAGGTCCTCGTCATACACATAGTCTTCCATTAATGATTCTATGTCTTCGGAGTCTAAACCTTCTTCAGTAATTGTTAAATACTCTTTTACCAAAGTATCAGGATTTACATCGGAGTAATCTTTTTGTAACTTAACAAAATCCTCGATGCTTCTTCCTGTATCTTTTTTATACTTAAAGTAAGCCGCAATATCTTCTGGCATCTCTGGAGCCTCAGATTTTGCTTCAACTAATTCATCTATAGAATTAATTTGCTTACCATATCTTTTTCCAATAAATGAAAGAACGTCTTCTTCTGATAACTCAGGAGAAGTAATTTCATTTTCAATAAGCTCAGGTTTTTCTTCGCTTACCGTCTCTTGTACCTCTTCGGTCTTTGCCTCGGCTTTTGATAACTCTGGCTTATGTTCTGACACTTTAACATTAGTGTCTTCAAACTTTAATTCTTGCTGGGCATCATGCTTATCTAAAAGTTCTTGCTCAACCTCTTGTACTGATTTTTCTTGAACATCAGTTAATTCTCTTACTTTAATTCCCATTTGATTTAGATTAAATTTTATGTATTACAAAGTTATATAAAATATATATACGTTTTTGGCACTATCTAGGCGAAAACTCAGACAAGTCAAAACCATCTAAACTATCTTCATTTGACTCAAAGTTTTGAGGAGGAAGATTATTTTTGCGTTGCGTTATTAATTTAGATTGCTCTGAGTTTTGCTGGCTTATTCTTTGACTTTTTGCATCTTCTCGTGAAGTTTCTCTATCAGATAAAGCCATCCCATCCATTTGTCTTAATCGAAGATTATAATTAAACTCCTGTTCCATTAACTGACTTTTTAGCTGCGCCTCTACTTTATTTCGCTCTATTTCTAGTTGCATTTCGCCTTGCTTATACTTAAGCTTACCTTGAGTTTCCAATTCAATTGTTTGCATCGCTACTTGTGCTGCCAACTCTTGAGATTTAATTTGTTGCTGAGAAATCATGGCTTGTTTTTGCATCTCCTGCTTTTCTTCTTGCTCTTGTTTCGCCTTTCGTTTTACTTTAAGAAGTTGATTAGCAAGTTTTAGATTTTTAATTTCTCGTATATCGATAGCGTCTTCTAGGTTTATATCACCTTTTGATAAAGCCATTTGTATATTCTGCTCAAGCATAGCCTTTTGCTCTTCATCTGGAGAAAGTTCTATAAATACGCCAAAGTCATAAATATATAACTCAGAGATTTCCCCTAGTATACTAACGTTATACTTGCCTATTTTATTTATAAAGTCTTCTTTAAAATCAGAATATTCTAATACATCAGCCACCCTATACGTTAACGCTTCGGCTAACGTACGATATATGTAAAGACTTCCGTCTAATATATGTCGGGTAGCTGTGTTAGAGCTAAGTGCTGCTAGTTTTTGTACACCCACTAGCGCATCTGAATTAGGGGTAGACCCATCTCTTGCTTCATTTAACCCCGTTACAGAACGAATCATATTTAAATAATGATTATAGTTAGCTATAAGCATCTGTGTTTTTGAAGCGCCTGAATTACTCGTTAGTTGTTGTATAGGGACTTTACCTTGATTGTATTCTCCTTCTTGAGTGTAGCTTCTTCCTATCACACTACCAGTTTGGAAGTATAACCTCAGCGCATCCTCTGGATTATAAGCAGCGCCCGTTCCAAGGTCTACTTCATTTAAACCATCGGCGTCAATATATACCCCATCAGGTACAACCCTTGCAATTACTTGTTGTAATTTTAAATGAGTCATTTGAATAAGATCAGCAAAGGGTATCATTCTTCTTACTAAAGATTCAATAACTCCTTTATACATTCTAGGAGCAGCTGCCACATAGTTAGGCATAGCATGCTGTGATGATGACTTAGGTCTAACCATATTCTTTGCGAGCTCCCATTTAAGAATAATATTTGTACCCATAACCATTACACCGTCATACCATACATCTATAGTCTTTTCTATTTTTTCAAACTTTCCTTCTTCAAGCATTTCTTCCGGAGGATTAAAACTATCATCCTTTTCTATCATCCGTGAAGAACCATTGTCGTTTACTTTTTTCTTATAGACCATTTTTTTGGTGGTCTTATAATTAAAATACATAAGAGTGCATGTGTCACGATAAAAGATATCGTTTTCGGCCGACTGCGCAGTGTTAAAATAATCATACCAGCTTTGGCTATATTGTGATATTTTTTCTAGGTCCTCTGTAGTTAGAGTAGTATCAATCTTATTGAGCTCAGTCAAAGAGACTGTTTTAATTTCACCCCAATAGAAACAATCTTTAAAGAACGGATCTTCAGTATAACTATATACAACATTTGCTGGATCCACATAGGATACTTTAACACCAGCCCCTGGAAGGAACTCGTGCTTAGCCATACCCACTCCTACAACCATCTGGTCATAGTCTATTCTTTTCCTAGTGTCCTCATAATGATTTTCAGCGAACATGGTATCGATGGCTTCTTCTTCAGCTATCTCTATGGCAGGTTTATAATTAAGATTCATGTATAGAGAAAGCTCCTCGTCTGAAGCAGGCAAATCATCTGGATCCATCGTGAATGGGTTAAACCCAGTGTTTTTTTGTAATACTTGCAATGGCTCCTTAGCTGCCATTTGCCCTTCTATCATTTCTTGATACTTGCTTCTTTTGGCTTGAGACAATGCATCTTGGGCATAAGCCTTGACTTTAAAAAGTCGATCTTGCATTCCGTTAACAACAACATCTACAAATTTAGGAAGGATAGGTACGGGGGTCCAATCTAAGTTTAAATATGACAAATCGCCATCTACGGCCAACTCGTTTTTATATTTACCAATAGACTGCTCCCCTCTAGCGTAAAGCCTTAATCTATTAAACTCTCTCCATTGACCGTAGTATCTACAGCCGCTAGAATCTTTTCTAAACCATTCGTATTGTATCGCTTGTCCTATCTGTAAACCAAATTCCTTGGTTGCTTTTTCTGAGTCCGATACAAACTGACTTGGAAAACCTACAGATGAAATATTAATTTTTACGTCTTCCATCTATTTGATTAATTCACTATAATTACCATTATTAGTATACCTTGCAAAGTTAAGGTTTATTTTGTTTTGTTTTTGTTCAGGTAAATATAGGTTTTTTTGATTTGCCATAATTGCTAAACCCGTGCTTATACTAGCATCAAACTTAGTTCTATTATTAATATCGAATCGTGCCCAATCATCCAAAGTCCTTGTAAAATTCATACTTCCCATATCAGAAGCGTCCCTATAAGCGCCAGATAAATCTAAACCTATATGTTTTTCTATATAAGACTCTATCGCTGATGCGTGTGATTGCTTTACATCTTCAGAAGTATTGGGTATACCCCCGAGCTCTTTTTCAGTTTTGGATAGTTTATTAAAATGCTTATCTGGCCTGTTCATGCAAAACCCCCTGTACCCCCTGTTTTTAAAATGATATAAAAGCCGTGGTTTATTGTTTTCAATTAAAATAGGCATGCTATAAAAGACACAAGCCATAAGAACCTCTTCAAAAAATATCTCAGCTGTTTGTGGCCTCGCTACATACTCTAGAAAAAACTCATTACTAGGAGCCTCTTCCATGCTGTATTTGGTTAAACCATGTAGTGCTCCATTAGACCCTCGGCCTTTTACAGTACCTGAGATGTCATAGGAGTCGCACCCAAATGCCCCAATGTGTTCATTAATAGGCACATAGTTACCATACTTTTTATATTTAACATTTGTAATATTTTTATTTGGCATCCATGAAACCCTAAACCTCCCTTTTGGATCAGGAGTAAAAATAACTTTAGAATCTAATATGCCGTCTTGCCAATAAAACTTTCCTCTAGTAACATGCTGCTCAATAATTAAAGAATCATTGTAATCAATTTGCTGATAAATTTTAGTCAGATTAAATAATGAGGTTTTGCTTTCATCTCTAAATGCGTGAGATTCTGTGCGTGGGAATTGTCTGTAAAATTCATTCAGAGCGTCAGCGTCTTTACTGAGTGAATCAACTTCAGCTTTCCAATAGTCAATAGCGCCATTGCTTATCATTTCGTTATCTACTCCGAGTATTTTTGTCTCTGGCTTGTAAAATACTGGCATACCGTATTTATCTATAAACCCTTCCATGTTCCACTCCATAGGAATAAATAAAGAATACATACCACTCTTAGTTTGACCGTTATCATTTCTCGTTTCTATATCGGAGTCTTCATATAACTTTTTATAATTATCCCCTCCTTTGCTCAAGGCGTTTGATGTAGAGCCCATCATACACTTACCTATAATCTTGCTACCTAACCTTAAACATGTTTTAGTAACCCTCCAGTTGTTGAGAATATTATTTGGCTTTATCCATTTACCGCTTTCGTCGTGTACTAGAAGCAATAATTTTTCTCCATCATAAGAGTTTTCATCTGTATTCTTCCAGTCAATTGTGGTATCTAAGCCATAGAGCTCATCATCTACAGTGTCATACATATTTTTTTTAGTAATCTTAGATGCAGGTATACGAAAAGCTAGCTCGGTCTTTGGCTTATCCATACCGTCTTGTATTGGCTTGAAAAAAAACGGTAGGCGATTTGCTATTGGCACAACCTTGTCGGTAAACATTTTTTTTGCATCAGCCCCCGTCTTAGACAGTATACCAACCCTAGAGTCTTTTACTAAAGTCCCGGTGTTGACACATTCAGATGATCCCATAAAGGAGAATCCTGACCTACGTATTTTTAAATAAGACAACCCAAAGCATCTATTATCAGCTTTGCATGCTTCCCAAAAAATAAAAAATATTCTATTTGCTTCTCTAAAATCCGGATATCCTATATCAATACTAGTCCACTGCAAGTACATGTAGTGCGAGCCTGTCATATAGGTTTTTTTACCATTGTTATAAAACCAATGGCCTTCATCACGACGGTCAAATTCTTTTTCTATATAATCAACCCACTTATCTTTAAATATCCCTATCATTTCATTCCATTGAAAAATAGATTGAATTCGAGTTAAAGGTTTGGGTAATTCTTTTCTTACCCAATACTGCTTATTAAGGATGTCTGAGTTTTTTTCTATTTCTTCTGGTGCTAGTGGAAGGGCAATTATAAGACCATTAATGTTTACTATATCACCAATCTGTCCAGTTTTTGATATAACGACCATATCATACTTTTCGCTATAGCCATATATCCAAGACTTTGCTTTATTCTTGTTAGTAAAAGCAGTTTTAGAAATAAGATTCTTTACAATGTAAAATAATCTATTTTGATCTTCGCTCTGCAAATCCTTGCTTTGATTGGATTTTATCTCCATTGTTCTTGCTTATGTTAATGTTTTCTTGTTCGGCATCTATTTTATTTAATATATCAAAAGCATCGAATATTGCAAGTTTTTTGGTTGCGGCTGCATTTTTTAATTTATCAACTGCTATATCATCTTGGGGGTCTGGCTTTATTATATCTTCTTTAGCAACTTTTATAAGCTGCTGAACCGCCTTTCGCCCAGCTTCTATAATCTGAACTTTTAATAATTCTGAGCTCATTTTTTTTCTTTTAAAAATATTACTTGAACTAACCTAGAATATTCTCCTTCACCAAAGTTTTCGAAAATATTTCTTGAGTGTGGTATAGGTGAATCGAATATAACCAATCGATTATATTTTGCGTAAAAAGTACACATAGGAACATAATCATCAGCTACCTTGTTAAAATTATAAAGTGTAGTGCCGTCAGATTTAGGATGATTTTTATTTAAATATAACAATATAGTTTTATCACCCATCATTTCATCAGTGTGGATAAAATTTGGTTCTTCTTGATCAAGGGGGGACTGTCTTATAAAATTAAATGTAACTTCATAATTAGGAAATGCTTCCTCTATTTTATATTGTAATTCATCCATGCCCCGAACTTGTATCCCTTTGAACAAAACCTCTCCATCCTGAACATCATTAAATTTTCCTTTTAATATGTCAAAAACATATTGATTAGGATTGTCTAAAAAATCGTCAATCATTATGTGCTTCATAGTATAAATGTTATTTGATGATCAAACATACGATATAACTTTTCTCCGTCAACTTCAAACTCATACTCACTATCAGGTTGAAAACTTACTTGGCTCCCCGGGCTCACTCCTTGTTTTTGTAAATAAGAGTTTGGATAAACCATCTCGCCCATAAGAGGCTCTTCAGTGCCCCGTTTTAGCATAAACGAATCTTTCTTTCCGATAGGTTTTACAAAACAATATCGATCATGGCTATACCACTGGTCATTATGATTATACATATAGAACTGATCGTTGTCAATAAAAAACATATCGTCTTTAAAATAACTCTTGCCACTTTGCTGCCTACCCTTCATGTCGTTATAAAACTTAAACACGTTGTGATGAACTAGAAGAGTATCACCAATTTCTATTGGGCCTTTATATTTTAATGGTAGTTCTTGAACTACACCTTTTCTGTTTGAAAATTTATGGTCTTCTTCTGAAGTGCTAATAATAAAATCTAGTCCGCCAATATTTTTTGTGTTGTTATAGCGTTTACCTTCTAAAGGTTTTACTATAAAATAAAATGGTGACCTCATCAGAAGTTAATATTATATTCTATCGATATTGGAACATATGAACCAAACTCTTTCCATAGTAGTATTTCTCCTTCACGTTGTATCCATACCTTAATGGTCTGCTTTTCAACGTCTTGATGTATTAGGTGTATAAAATATTTACCGTTTAAAATCTCTTGACCCACCAAGTAGTGCATCGCTCCAGACTTGTAATCTGGCCCCACAGAAATCTTTCTTATATCCATTAGATTTGATTTAATTTAAAAATAAAGATACAAATATTAAAGAATATATTTGTTTAGCTATTTTTGGAGGGAAATTTTATTCCTATCTTATCAGCTGTCCTTGCTCCAAAGTATCCGCAAAGAACCCATGTGACTAAGCTTGCCGTATCCTCAGTTTCTAAACCCATATACCATCCAGCTACATAGGCACAGACAAGTACGGCTAAAGTTAGGGGCCTAATATTTCTCGCAAGCCAGCTTTGACTGTTGGAGTCTGAGACCCACCTTCGTGTTATCCCATCAATTTCTGCCCGCTCTACTTTTAACTTTTCTAAGGCTATAGCCTTGTCCCCCTCTGAGAGTTCTTTGTTGCCGCTGATAAGCTCTGAAATAACATTACCTGGTAAAAAAGCATCACCAACGACTCCTAGAATAGATGGGGCTTTATTGATAAGGAATTTTCCTACTCGTGTTTCTTTAAAAGGTTTTTTAGTTCTACTCATATCACTTGATAAGATGTTTTACCATTTTTTTTTATAGCCTTTAAAGATCTAGATCTATTCTCACTATCTGAAACATAACTTACATGTATCCAGTCAGGGTTAGTGTCATCACCAAACTCCCATATAATCTGATCGTAGTTAAGGTTTGCTTTAATATACCGAAACATATCAGCATTTGTTTTGTGTCCGAATGTATCATCTAGGTCCATTGCTCTGCCTTGGCAGTGTTGGCTGCTTGTACTTCCGCCAATGGCTCGGTTTAAATCTTCAGACCTGAACATGCTGTTAATTTTTATCGGGCCTCCAACCCATTTTCTTAGGGGCTCAAAGACGTTATACGCCACAGCGGTCATGTTGCCAAGGGCGTAGGTGTCAGGGGTATTATCAATATTTAATCTTGTAGCTGTATTAGAGCGAACCCCTTCTTTATACGATACATGCTCACTTATTCTTTCCATACATTATATACCATTTATGCAAGGTATATCCTATGGCTACAACGGTAGCTATAATTTTTAGCACCACGTCAATGTTTGTCATTGATGTAGCTATAGCCCCTACAGTAAGAGCGTAGATTTTAAGGTCAGTCACATTCATTTTTTTTAGATTCAACATAAATGTAGTTTACTGTTATCTCTCCCGCTGTGGTATCTTGCACGTAATTCATTTCCTATTTAATTTTTTCCCAGATCTATTCTGACCCTTCATTGCTTTGGGCACATCTCCGATTTGATTACCCACTTCTTTAATTGCCTTAGTAACGTCTCTAAGCTCTTCTCCGACACGATCAACTCTTTTTGATACATCTGCCTTCATCATGTCAAACTTCTTCTCTAAGATGTCGGGTATCATGTTGTTGTTCTCGTCTTTGGTTAGACCTTTTTTTGTAAGCCATATTGAGGCTAAATTTATAACGATCAGTAAAACTACTAATCCGATTAAAATTTTTATTGTCATAGTATTGTTATTTTTAAATCTTTGATTATGCAAATGCCATATAAATGTATTCTACACTAAGTGTATTGTATCCATAATAATCTGCTCCATTTTTAGGTTGGAATCCTTTTGTTGCTCCTGTTAAAAAATCTAAATCATAACTTGAAGAAGTTGTCTCTGCAATATTTAAATCTGGATATAATCTTTTATTTCTTGGGTTTGAAGGGCTTCTTGCACTATCATATATAAGCCAATTTCCACCACCATTATCGGTTGTAGTTGCTTTAATCATTACAAATCTTGGAGTAAATCCAGTATCTACAACAGTTCCATTGTTATTTCCGTTTCCAATATAACTTCCTATCTTACTATAACCGGCTACTGAATGCCAAGCGTAAGCTATGTAATTTCCAGAACTTGAAACAGGATTAAAAGTTGTTGCAGTCGGAGGGGTTGAACCTGTTGTTGCTTTACCAGCACTTGAATTTAAAACCAAATAATAATAATTAGATGTAGCGTCAATAACACCCGGTGCAATATAAACAAACCAATCTTGTAAATCGCTTGTTAATTTTTGTATAATCATTTGAGGTGCAGAATCTAATCCGTGACCAACAGTTCCTGATGCTCCTGTATAGCTAATAATACTAAATCCTGCTGCTGTATTAGCAGATACTTGACTTGTTATAGTGCCATCTGTATTTGATACAGCTGTTCCTCCTGCTTTCCAGTTCCAAGCAACGCTTTTATCTCCCGTATTGTTTATAGCAGAACCGTTACCTACTTTAAAACCATCATTGTCAAAAGAAAGTAAGCCAAAATTACCGCCAAAATTTGTTTGAGCGGCTGTGGTGCTTGATCTTAACCATAAATTAACACCTCTTACAGAGTCAAACAAAGCACTATCTTGAGCATCATCTCTATTTTTTATCCAAACTAAATCAGGCTGGAATTGTAGGCCTGTATATCCTATGTCTGTTGTTGTGCCGTTATAATTTGTAGAAAGGTCATTACCATTACCATCTAACTGATAAGCAGCGATACACCCTGCTCCCGATGGGAAGTCTAATGTAGCAGCTGTTGTTGTTGTTTCATCTGTATATAAATCCTCCGCTTCTCCCGCTGTTAATGCTTGAGAAAATATTCTTACTTGGTCCATTTTACCATCAAGATAAAAGGCGTTTGAACCTGCATTATACGCTCCTAATAAATTAAGCCCTCCACTTGAAATAGGAGCATTGTCAGTTTTATTATCACTCGCTACTTCACTTCCATTGACATAAATTATTATTGCTTTTCCACCAACAAGTGTAGAACTTTTAGTAACTACTATATTATACCAATTTCCCGTAGTAACAACTCCTGCCGATGAACTTAAAGTATCTCCATCATAAAAAAATACACGACCATCAGCCATTGCATTAACATAAACTCTATAATTAATCTGTAAAGTAATTAAAGAGTCGTAATCTGACAAGGTGTTAAAATTTACCCAAACAGATAAAGTAAAATTATTATTTCTATCTACTCCTGTTGGAAGATTAACTAAACTAGTACTCCCATTAAAATTAGCAGCTTCATTAAACTTAGCGTCTATTGCTTGAGTAGCACTATTACCGAAGTATGTGTTAGTGTTGAAATTCTCCGCTGGTGTAAACGCAGCCGCACTCTCAGTGTCTATCTGAAACCATGCAGTACCATCATAATACTCAACGTATTTAAGTTGTGAATTAAAACGCCACTCTCCTGTACTAGGGCTTGTAGGTCTTGACGCCGTATCACCAGTAGGCAATTGAAGCGCTGTGTTTGTTGCGCTAAAGTCAAATAATTCCGGTGTTCCTATTTTTGTTATTGCCATAGTTTAATTTTTTAACACGGTATTTCGTTTACTAATTCAGTAATTTGTGTTTGATTTAAAGCTGAGGGAAAAAATCTTATTTGGTCTATAGAACCATCAAAATAATAATTATCTGCAAAGCCAACTTTTATATCAGTAAGTAAATTTGTACTTGAGATACCTGATGTATAGTTTGTCCCCTCAACTCCATTAATAAAAACTCTAGATTTGTAAGTTAGGCTTCTATCAGCTATAACAACTATATTGTACCAAGTGCCACTAGAAAGGGTCGGTACGGTTATAGTGTTAACATTTAAATTGTTTGAACCATTAGTAGCTACGCTAAAAACTTGAATTGTAGTAGCATTAGTTTTTAAAATTGTAAGTTCACCGACTACAGGTGATGAAGAGATGCCTGTATAAAACCCCTCGTAAGAAGAAGCAGTATCTGCATTAAACCACATTGAAATAGTATATGCTGACGCTGCGTTAACCGCAGCTTTAGCTATATTTATTAAAGATGAGCTACCATTAAATACGCCAGCGTTTCCATACTTTCCTGTCGCATACGACACATCTACAGATGTCCCGTTATAATTAGAGCAAGTATCAGGAACATTGTTGGCGTTTCCCCCATCACTCTGCATTTGATATAGAAGCGTGGCAGTAGTAGGATAATCACAAGTAGCTGTAGTACACTGTACTGTATTAACAAAGTTTTTCCAATCTATTCCGTTATAGTGTTGCATCGTAGATGCTGAACCTTCTGAAGCTTGAGTCGTATCATTACGCATCATACCCACAGCTGGTGTTCCTGAGAAAGCTCCACCCGTAGGCATTCTAAGTCCTGCCTCTGAATAAACAGAAACAAAATTATTTTCACCTCCCATGTATCCGTGAATTTTACAATAATAACTAGCAACACCAAAATCAGCAGTAACTGTAATTGTTACATCTCCTGAGTAAAAAGTATATAAAGGTCCACCTGGATCAGGAACGTTTTTAGTACCTTGATTAACAGTCCCAGTATATGTAATACCAGTAAGTCCATCATTTAAAACTGCAAAGGGGTGAGCAGCAGGTACACCTGTTAAAACTGTAGTACCTATTCTAAGACCAAACTTGCCATCGTATACCCCATCAAAATAATATTTATTTCCTCCTGAAGCAGCTGATACTGTAACGGCATTAGTTGCATTTAAAACATAGTCAGGATTGCCTGGATTTAATTCGGTTAAGTCTTTTATTACCTTAGTTGTTGCCATATCTTATCTTTCTACCCAAGTTAATGTTTCTTCGTCCCAAAAATATAGCCCCCCATCTTCTGGTAATTTCTCTGGTGGATTCCATATTCCATTTGTTGTGTCCCATGTCCAGCTAGGGTAAGGTTGGTTGCTATCTGGGTTTATATATACATAGTCCACCCACTCTGTCGTGTCTTCTTTCCAACACCAATCCATGCCCTCAGGTCTAGGTGTTGGTGGTTGCCAGTAGCAAGTGTCCTCATCAAGAGTCCAGCTTGCATAAGGTTGAGCGCTATAAAAAGCATCTCTTACAGGGTCGTAGATAAATCCTACCCCTGCATAATTTTTTCTAAACGGAGTGCCTCCTAATTTGTGCACTCCGCCTTGTGTGTTGTATGACGTTCTCTTGCAGCCTCGGTAGAAACCTTCCCAGTATACAGAGTTGTCTTCTGATATAACTTCGCCATTTGAAGAAGTAAACTCATCTACTCCCGTGTACACCGCCGTCACTCTGCATAGCGAATTGGCTATTGCAGTGTTTAGTGTTTCAATCTCAGCCACCAAGTCTTCAGTCCCTTCAACTTCTTTAGCGTTAAGGTTAGCAAGCGCTGTTTCTTGCCCTGGGACAAGGGCTGCTCTCTCAGCAGCTATCTCTTCTTGCTTGGCTGTTATTGAGTTATTCCAAGCTGTTCTCTCCTCCTCAGTCAATTCATGAGTATACTGTGATTGTAACGCAGCTAATTCTCCTTCAAGGGTTTGTAATGTGGCTGAGGTAAATGAATCTTCGTAGGCAGTTTTGAGTGTAGCATACTCATCACTCATTCTGTTATCATTTTCAATAACATTAATTTCCTGGCGAGCCTCCATAAGCCTAGTATTTTCACTTACCGTAAACTCATCATTTGATATTTTTGCGTAGTATGCCATAATTTAACTAAATGATATTGTTCCTGTACCAGCAGTGAATGTTGTTACACTGTCTGTTCCAAATGCTGCAGTTGTTGCTGTTAACCCTGCACCTAATGTTATTGTTTTTGTATTGGGATAGCGTATAATAACTACACCAGAACCTCCTGTTGCATTAGTTCCACCCGCACCACCGCCAAGATTAGTGCCTCCGGCATTTGCACCTGATGTACCATCAGCACCACCACCAGTACCTCCGTTACCATATTGTCCACTTTGGTTCCCAGAACCACCGCCTCCTCCAGCATAATATATACTAGAGCCTGTTATTGCTACAGCTTTACCTACACCTCCATTACCAGAAGGAGCACCAGAATTAGCAGGTGATGTACCTGCGCCGTCGGCTCCACCTCCACCACCGCCGCCATAATTTATACCAGGAGGACCACCAGAATTACCCCCAGCAAAACCTTGTACAACTGGTGAGGTTACAGCAACACCACCAGCATTACCATATGATCCTCCAGCCCCACCACCACCAGAACCACCCGGTCCAGCTGTGTAACTTGTACCACCACCTGAACCACGGCCTCCTCCAGCAGAAGTTATACTATTAAACACACTTGAGCTGCCTGCAGTATTAGCAGCACCTCCCGCTCCTACTGTTACTGTATAGTTTGTTGATGGTGCAAGAGTAAGAGCGGTTTCAGACGCACCTCCACCTCCTGAGCCTCCGGTCCAAGAAGTACGCAATCCTCCACCACCACCACCACCTGGACCATCATTAGAAGTACCTCCAGCTCCAGCAACGACTAAAAAGTCTACACTAAAACTTGACCCTATCTCCTTTAGCTTCCTCCACTCGGCTGTGCCTGTTTGATCTGTATATACTAGTGTGCGTTTAGTGTCAGTGTCTTCTCGGATTTCACCGATGACTCCCGTTGGCTGCTGAGCAGTAGTGCCCTTTACCCAGGTAAGCCCTCCAGCGTTACCACTCATGTCTATTACATCTGTAGTTACTTTGGTTGTTGCCATTGAGCTATAAATTTATCTCGTTATTACTATTTCAATTCCGTTTGTAGCTGTTACTGGTGGGGCTGTTGGTGTTCCGCCTGATACAAACTGTAAAGTAGGATTTGCTCCTGCTCCAACTGTAAAGTTAGCAGCACCAGAGGCATCTAATTTATTTTGGTAAACTCCCGAGATATAAATTGCTAAATTATCAACGGTACAGCCAGCCGCTGTTGTTAATGTAAAATCAGTAATTGTTCCGTTTCCTGTTTCTTGTTCTTTGGTAATTGTTACTCCACCGCCTATAGATCCCCAAGCATTATTTATATAGCCTTCAAATCCATTTGTATCGGTGCTATATCGTAGCATTCCATTTGCGGGAGAGCTAATAGCGTTTCTGTTTGCGGTTGTACCTTTTGGAAGCTGTACAGCGTCTGTTGCATTAATAACAAGAGAAACATCAGGACTAGTAACACCTATCCCAACGTTGCCAGTAGCGTCTATTGTAAGTCTCGCTGCTCCGCCTGTAGTAAATCCAAGTGTGTCAGATATTGCGCTAAACATACCTGTATTTGCATCCCCATTTATCCCATAACCTGGGGCTGATGCTGATCCTGCTGATGCATTTATAACAGTAGTAGTTGTGTTGCCTATGTTACAAGTTGCTTGTAAGCTATCTGCAGGTAACAGTGAAATTGAAGCCCTCTTAATTGTGCTGTCTCCTGCATCACTAAACCATATAGTATCTGCAGTAACTGGGGTAGCCGCTGAAGCTGATAATATTGCGTTATTAGCACCTGCCCAAAAAGCAGCAGATAAATCGACATCTCCAATAGTTACATTTCCCGTTTGTGAACTGTTTACTGTTTCATAAGCTACCCTTTTAGTAGCGTCATTTGTATTTGTAAATGTTGTTACTCCACCTCCGCCGCCATCTATATTAAAACCTGCTGCGGTTGCTGATAGTGTTATATTTCCCGAGCTTGATATTGCCACAACATCACTACTAGCGACACCAGCTTTATCACCCGTTAGCGTAAGGTCAATTTGACCAGCAACTCCTCCATTAACTGGAGATGTAATTAAATATGTGGTGTCTAGATTTGCTGTAGGTATTTGAAAGTTTACTGCACCCGATGATGTATACCCCACCACTTTCTCTATCGCAGTAGGATCATTTGTTGAGGTGAATTGTGAAAATTTAATTGCCATAATTTATTTATTCTGTTATAATATTTTGACTTGTGTTTTCTGTTATCATTTGAACAGAGAGCTCGGTAACCATATCTTGTACACCTGGGCCTGATGATATAGGTATAGTTAAACCTATAATATTTCCAATAGCAATTATATTTCCCATTTATATATTTATTATTATGGCAATTACCACAACGCTATTATGTTAGTGGAGGTGGTTCCTGTATTAAAAACCTTAATAACATTAACTGGGAAAAAACTTCCTGCTAGCACTCCATTGAATGTTACAGTATCACCTGCTACAGTAGTTACTTTTAAGTTTCCTGCTCCTCCAATAAACAATACAGCGCCTTCTTGAGTTCCCCCATACACCTCATAGGCTTTGGGTTGTGCTGCAAATATGGCATCTCTCACCTCAATTGTTGTATCGTTTATTACAGCAACTAACTCTGATTGAGTGCCGTCAGTGGTGTTGACTATTATCATTCCCCTTTTTAATCCACATAAAGTAAACTTTAGTGTAGTAAAACTGTTAGTATCAGTTCCCGTTCTGCCGCCGTCAATTAAATATTTGTTTGCACCGCCTGTTGCATCGGTTGCACCTGCGGGGCCTACTAATCCAATATTAGGAATGTTAGTGTTGTCGCTTGTGTAAACGCTCCACGCTTTTCCAGCTTGTAATTTTTGATATGCCATAGTTGTTATTTTTTATATGG